GGGAACTATGATCCAAATTATCCAATCCCGCCGCTTAATTCATGGGTGTTCGGATTTTTTTTAGATGGCCGTGATGCACAACAACCAATGATACTTGGTTTAATACCAACTCAAATGACTAGTTTAATTGATCCTGAAGTAAATGGCTGGGGTGCTATTCCTGCAGAAAATGTAGATCTCCAATCTCAGGGTTCAAGAGCAGTAGACTACGGACAGCCTCAAAACTCAAGAAAAGCTAGAGGAGAAGAGCTACACAAAACTGACGTGTTGATGCAGGAAGTCACTAGAGTCAGTGCTGATCTATCAGCGATAGAAGAAGATTTTATTATTGAAGAGCCCGCGCCCGGCGCGCAACCAGTTTATCCCTTTAACAGAGTAACAGAAACCGCGGGCGGTCACTGTTTTGAGATGGATGATTCACCATCCGCAGCAAGAGTTAGATTAGGACACAGCGAAGGTCAATTTTTAGAAATGCATCAAAATGGAGTAACAGTTTTAAAATCAGTGAATGATTTGTGGCTTATTTCAGAAGCAAATATAGTTATTATTGCAAAAGCCGGACAAGTTATAAAGGTAGAAGGTGACGCAGTTTTTAACGTAGATGGAAATTTTACTCAAGATGTAACTGGTGATATGAGACAAGTAGTTCATGGAAACTATGAACTATCAGTTGCGGGCCAATTGAATTTAAATGCCGGGGATGAAATTCAGGCCCGTGCAGGTAAAATTAGAATTGAATCAAATATAGAAGGCATTAACTTAAGGTCTGCTAAAAAGATTAATATACAGTCTGGTGAATTGATAAACATTAAATCTGGTCAAGGTATATTCCAAGAAGCAGTAGAAGATATTAATATCAAAGGCGATAACTTATTCATCCAAGGATCAGGTACTTCAAATATAAAATCTTCTGAGATATCAATAGATTCTTCCGGCAATTTAAGCCTCAAAGCAGATCACGTAATCGCTGGCGGGGGACAGCTTGTAAGCATCAATGCATCGACTGTAGCTATTGATGATATTGTTCAACTTGCTAACGGAATGGCTGGAACTCCGATTGCGGCAGATGATGCCGTAGCGGCTTCACCTGCAGAATCTACCGAATTACCAGAACCGGCGGCAAAGTCTAGCGGTAACGGGAACGGTGGTGGTGCCGGGTTTGGAAATGGTGGTTATAAAAGTCCTTCACTATCTGGCAGTGGTGGTTATGTATCACAAGACGATGGAGTAACTGACGGTAATAAAACATCTGATACTCCAGTAGAAGGTAATTATGTTGCCGGAGATTATGCTGATATTGAAGAAGCGCTTCGCGCGCAAGGTTTCAGCGAAAACGAAATAACTGCGGCACTTGCGATTATTGGCGGTGAATCAAATGGTGCCTTTACCGCAACTGAAACAAGTTATTCAGGTACTTCTAATGAACGAATTAGATCTATATTCTCTCGTACATCATCACTTTCCGATACAGAGTTAACTGCACTTAAAAGTAATGATACAGAATTCTTTAATTATGTTTATGGCGGCCAGAATGGCAATGGTTCTGGAAATAATGATGGATATAATTATAGAGGCCGCGGACTTATACAATTGACATTCAGAGCTAATTATGACAGATATGCCAAATTAACTGGATATAATATTGTTGCTAATCCTTCTCTTGTTAATACCGACAGACAAGTTGCAGCTTCAGTTACCGCAGCATATCTAAAAGATAGAGTCAGAAGAACAGGTGACCCTGTCGGTGATATTCGTGCGGCCGTAGCAGGAACAAGAACAGGACAGACTTACACAATGAATATAGATAAAGATAGAGCAAGATATGAACGCCTCTTAAAAGAGCGCGGGATTAGTTAAGGATTAAAATCATGGCAGAAATATGTAAAGATACTACCGAATCAAGAAATACTGCTTCTTTAATTAGCACAGATGGATTTGCTTATTCACCCACAATACAAATATATCAATTAGATAAATTACAAGCAGATTTCGAGAAAAGTGCAGTAAATAGGATTAGTTCTAATAATTATATAGATTTATACACACAAGATACATTCAACCAGGGCTTAATAGCATTTAATAATTTTCTTTTAGCATCGAGTACAAATACTAATTTAAATTTACCTGTGAATTATCCATTGGTTAATGATAGAATATCTAAAGGTGTTGCGATTACTACAATAGAATATATTGATTTTATGGAAGATATTGGTTATAATCCTATTACAATACAAAGTGCAATAACATCAAGTCCTAAAACTGTATTAAAACTTTACAATTCACATATTAATGGTAGATTTTCCAAAAGTACGATGGGTACATTTTGCGAATTAGCTCCATCTATTTTTGGTGCCGTCGCAGGTTTCTTTACAGCTATTAGAAACTTTGCAAATAAAATTACAGATATTGTCAATAAAATCCAAAATTTTAGTTTGGCTGCATTACTAACTAGTCTTAAAGATAAAATAATGTCAGTTATTGAGAATACAATAGAAAAGGTAAAAAGTATTATTGAAAACTTTTCTATAGACGAACTTATTTCTGATGTAAATAAATTCTTTCATAATAAAATAGCAAATAAATTCTTTCTACTAAAATCAAAAGCCATGAAATTTTTTGAATCAATAAATGTAGAGAACTTTAAGAAAAAAATTGAAGGTCTTATTTCGTATGCAACAAACATTTTTAAAGATCCTAAAATTGAAGAAATACAGTTTTTAATCTATAGATTTTGTTCATTCATTACTCAAGTCGAAGATATTATTAATGGTATTAAATCACCGCTTGAAGATTTTTCAAATAAATATGTGTATGCTGGAAATATATTAAAAACAAATTCATCTGTTAATACAATTGATGCTGTCAACTCTGGTGCTAAAAGATTTGATGAAGCTGAAATTGCTGCGGCCATTGAACGAGGTGCTGCATTAGAAACTGCAAGCGGTAATCAACCATTGATTACAGGACCTGAAAAAGATGATTTACCTGGGTGGAATAATGGCAAAGGTGATAGTAGAGTAACATTTGCTGGTAACTGGATAAAGCCACCAGGTGAAGGTTGTGCTGGTGGTATGGGATCAGAAGGATGGGAATTGGATACTGACGTATTTCTTACATCAAAAATACTTCTAATGAGAGTTTATAAAGAATTTTCTAAACAAACTGGAGTTAATCAGATTACAATAAATAGCGCATATAGAAGCCCCAAATATAACTACTGTCTTAGTAAAAGAACAAGTGGTGTAGCAAAGACTAGTCAACACATCCAAGGAAAAGCTTTCGATGTGACATGGGCTGGTTGGCCGAATAATTTAGATGTGTTTATAGAAGTTGCAAAGTCAGTTGGATTTAATGGTATTGGTATATATAGAAAAAGTAATTTTGTGCATATAGATAGAGGCCCCACAAGAAGTTGGAACGGATAAATGGCAATAATACCTCAGACTAGAATCACACCAAGAACAAGAAAAATAGAAACAGTATACGCAGATTTTCACAAAGATCTGACTACAAATCCATTTTCTAATGATCTTGCACTTAAAACAGATGAAGAGGCAATTAAAGAGTCTCTTAAAAATATTATATTAATGGATAAAGGTGAAAAACTATTCCGACCATCATTTGGTGGCAATATTAAAGCAATGCTTTTTGAATTAAATAGTCCCGCTACTATAAAATTAATTCAAGAACAACTTAAAAGTACCATAAATAACTATGAACCAAGAGTAGAATTAATTTCAGTTGAAGTTTATAGTTTAATAGACGACAATAGAGTAGTAATAAAGATAATTTATGCTCTTAGAAATAGAGAAGAGCCAATTCAAGTAGAGTTTATTTTGGAAAGAGTAAGATAAAATGGCAAAGACACCTATTACTGAACTTGATTTCTTTGCGATTAAAGAACAATTTAAAACATATTTAAAAACACAGACATCTTTTAAAGACTATAACTTTGAAGGCTCAAACATGTCTATTCTATTGGATGTATTAGCATATAATACGTTTCAGAATAACTTTTATACAAATATGGCATTATCAGAAATGTTCCTTGATACTGCACAATTAAAAAATTCTATTGTGTCTCACGCAAAAGAACTTAACTATTTGCCAAAATCTTCTACTTCTGCCAAGGCAATTGTAAGAGTGACATTTACAGATACCAATGGAGCAAGTACCGTTACAATTCCAAAGGGAACTAAATTTACATCTTCATCTAATGGTAATTCTTTTAACTTTGTAACTGCACAAGTTTTCCTTGCAAGAAAAACTGCTGTATCTGCCGATGGTTTAACTGCAACCTACGTAGCGGATCAAGTTGAAATTTTTGAAGGTGAAATATTTACAAACTTTGAAACTGAAGGTTATTTTGTAGAAGACACAGCATTCAAGTGCGTATTATCAAGTGAAAATGTTGATATTTTATCAGTAGCAGTAAGCACTGATGATAATGAATTGCAATATACATATAAAACAGACATATTTGGTGTTGAACCAACAGATCGTGTATTCTATATCGAACCATACTTTGACGATAGATATGCTGTAGTTTTTGGTAGAAATACATTTGGTTTACAACCAAGCCCAGATGAAAAGATACAAATTGAATATCGTGTGTGTAATGAAGATGCTTCAAATGGCGCATCTAAATTTGCAACATCATTTAAAACTGGTGTGAGAGTAGAAACAATTCAAGCTGCAGCTGGTGGTGCACCTAAAGAAACACTTGAAAGTATTCGTTTCTTTGCTCCCCGTTCTATTCAAATTCAAGAAAGAGCTGTTACAACTAAAGATTATGAGATCTTGCTTAAACAAAAATACAATGAAATACAGGCAGTTTCTGTTTATGGTGGCGAGAATCTTGAACCACCACAATTTGGAAAGGTTGCTATTTCTGTAGTGCTCGAAGGTACAAATGATCTTTCGGAAAGTAGAAAGAATGAGTTTAAAAGATATCTCATTGATAAAACTCCATTGACCATTGAACCTATATTTGTAAGTCCAGAATTTATGTATGTCGACGCTTTGGTCAACATATATTACTCATATAAGCAGACAAATAGAACTGAAAGTGAATTAGAAAATTTAATCAGAAAAGTAATGTTTGATTATGATACAGTTAATTTAAGTGCATTTGGTG